CAAACACTTTTCTTTGCTCTGAATCTCTTGGGTAACCAATAATTTCATTGGCCATCTTTGCTCGCAAAGTAGGGTCTTTAACTAACTTAGGCAATGACATAATTTCAAACACCTTATTGTCAGCGTTGTTGTTCCACATTTGGGTGAAACTCGCCATGTTGCTTTCGCCAAACTTTCGGGCGTACTTGTCGGCAGCAATGCCTTGTCTGTCGCGGTTTTCCATTTCGCCATGTAGTTGGATGGCAATCTTTTGCAAAACCTTGGGAGGATAAACCTCTGAACCTGATGCTGCAGCAGTCATTTGTTTGCCAGCATCTGATGACAAAGCCTGCGGGTTGTTGCCAATCAAAGCAATTTGCAAATTTGCAAGGTTTTTGCTCAATGTTTTATATTCACTGTCATCAATCAACTTGGTAAAGTATTGTTCAACTTGTAAACCCTTACCAGCTTGGAATCCTTGTTTTGCCAACAATTCATCAGTTGTTGACATAATCTTTTCAAGGTTATTGCGAACAGGTGCAACTGCCCCACGCTGGGAAACAATATTGCGAACATATTCACCACCAGCAGTTTGTGCTTCTTTTTCGCCTTGTTGATACGACAACACAGGTTGACCCGCCACGCGAACAGGGAATCTTGGTGGAACTCGCACACTGTGTTCTGGCAGATTTGCGTCTGTTTGTGTTGCTGGCAAGTTTTTAACAAGTGAACTTTGTTTTGGCGCAATCACTGACGCATCCCTTACAGTCGCAGCCTTTGCTGGCGCAGGCGCTGGTGCTGGTGCTGGTGCTGGTGCTGGCGCAGCCGCCGCAGGCGGTGGCAAGGCATTAGGTTGTGCTGGCCCTTGTGATGGCCCTTGCACTGGCGCTGGTTCAAAACTAGATGAACCCGCTTGATCCGCAGAACGAGTAGAAGTGATTTGTCCGTTGGAATTTTTGGTAACAATGATTAAGTTTCCTGCTGCGTCTTGTCCCATTGATTCGCCGGGCATAAGTTGTCTGGTGTACGTTGTGCCCGGTATAGCTGTTCCAACAGGATAAGCGCCAAATTCGTTTGTTGAAACAAAGTAACCGCCTGTTCCAGTATCCACAGATATGCCCTTTGGCTGGAATACATCTGTGCGGGTTGCGTCATCCAACATTTGAATATGGCGTTGTTTTAAAAAGCCACGAACCGCGCCAACATCTGTGTTAGCTACATCCATATAAGATTGCAACAATTTTTCAGCTTCTTCAGGCTTAATATCTAAGTCCCGCGCTAGTGCCATACCCCTTTCTTTAATCAATTGCTTTAAGGGTTCTGTGTATGCTTTAATTGGGGTTTTTTCAGCAGCAATTACCAATGGGTGATTTATCAATGCAATTTGACTATCAGCAATTTTCTTTTGCTTAGCTGCATTCGTCTTTATACGGTCTTGTTCTGCAGTAGATGCCGCACTTGATGCTGATGATTCTGCTTGTGAAATTCTTGGTTTAGATGTTTTTCCTGAAACTTCGGCTTCAATTTGAGCGCGTTCAGCTTCTGCTTGTGCGCGAGTCAATTCTTCAGGCATCAATTGTTGCAATCTGCTTAATTCAGTCCTAGCTTTTTGAACCTCTAGCGGATTTATTTGTTGAGATTGTTGATATGCTTGACCGCTTCTTGCAAGGTTAACCATGTCAGCAAGTGACATAGACGCAGGGGGTTTTATGTTTTGTCCAACAGGGCTAACTGAAAAATCTGCCATTTTTTATCCTTATCTTGCGCTAAAGCTTAACTTCATACCTTGCGCCCCGCCCATATCTGGATTGGGTTGAGTAAATCCCGCTGGCGCATAAGTAGTTGGCGCAACGCCGTAATTGGTTGGTGGCGCACCCCGTGATCCTAATAAGGTAGGCAACATATATGCACTAGTAGCGCCTTGAATGCCGCCTGATAAAGCATTTGCTGCACCAACTTGACCGCCTGCATACGCATTACCAATTCCAATGGTAGCTTGACCAATGTTGCCAGCAGTGTTTTGGGCAAGGTTAGAAACTTGACCTTGCGCTGTTTGCCCAATACCAGCAATGCCTGCCAAGGTGTTGTAAATGCCTGTTCTTTGGGTTTGAAAACGGTTGAACGCATTGCCAAATTCTGTGCTTGCCGCATTCTGACCGTAGTTTGTCAAACCTTGCAAAGCATTTCCACCAACTAACCCACCAGCCTGATTTGCCAAATTTGTGGTTGCTAAATTACCTTGCTGAAGCCGCCAGTTGTAACTTGGATCAATGCCTGCTTGAAAATCTTCCTGACCAAACTGTTTGGTCAAGTATGGCTTCATGCCAGCAATGTCGCTTAATGCACTGTAACCAGCTTCTCTATAAGGGCGCTGTTGTTCGTTTTGAATGTCAAACATTGCCCGTTGTTGGGCAATAGCTTCCCTTGTGGCGGCGGCTTGTGTTTCAGCGGCTTGTTTTGCCGCTTTTGCGCCCATGTAGCCTGAAATAACACTACCCGCAGCACTTGCGCCTGCCACATACATCCAACTCATATTATTCCCCTTTAATCTTTAGCGACTTTAATTTATTTGCAGAATCAAACAACGCAAGATCATCTTGTTCAATCAAATCTTTTTCAATTTCATCTAAATCGGTTTTGTCAGTCTTGTGGAATGTGATGCCAATTGCGTCAGTTACTGCCAAGGTCACCCGCTTAGTGCCGGGCTTGCTCTCAATAATGTCCCCCGCATACAAATGCACCATTCCTTTTTCAGACCACGCAATTATTTCACCTTTAGCGCACAAAAAATAGTGGTCTTGCTTATGAACTTTGCCAATAATCAATGTGCCTGCTGGTCTAGTCAACTTTCTTGCGTACATCCCGCCATGAAAATAATGCTCTGTGTGCATGGAATCAGCCACCGCCTGCAATTCAGCTTGTGGCCTCTGCAACATTTCCATTTGCAGTCTTTCGATCTGTTCACGGGTTGGAACATTGTTTAACTGTAAATCGTTCATTGGTTGTAATATGGCACTTTGTAAGCCACACCATTAACAGTGACGTTCATAAATCCCACAGGGTTTGCAGGCAATGTTGCCGACCCCGCCGTGGCGGTGCTAGCGCTGCTGAAATTCAGCAAGTTAATGAAAAACTGTTGCCATGCCCGTGTTGGTCTTTTGGTCTGTCCATCCAAAAATTCCGACTGCGGATATGGCTGGCTTTGTGGTGTTGGTAATGCCATCAGTTTTCCCCTACGCTAGATTTCAAGTTTGCGGAAATGATGACCGCCTTTACAGGGTCAGAAATTGAAACTTCAAACACTCGATCCCGCGCCATACCCAAACGCCGCCAAATGGCACGATTTGCATACTTGCCAATCAAGCCTATGGTAGTCCAATGTTCGTTTGACCAAGTAGAACCGCCGTTATCAGACCACCGCAACATGGCTTGAGGGTTTTCCCCTTGTCCTGTGGGAATACCAACGCCGGGCTGAAACTGAATCTGCAATTCATCAAAATATTCTCGCTGAAAGTCTGCTACCAAATGCGGTGCGCGGCGCAAACGCCTAACGTGTTGACCATCATCTGTGTAATTCAGCGGATCAAGTTTGTAAATCTTGCCATTAGAGTAATCCCCAACCATCACCAAGCCTTGGAACTGAACGCAGCAATTACCCCGCGCCCGTTCATAATGACCTAAGTTGTTGGAATACAACCATTTATGCCACATTCCTGATGCAACGTCATAGCACCATGTTAGGTTAATTGTGGGAAAACTAATAACGTAAACTTCATGCCCCTCAAGCTGGTAAGTCCATGCAACAGCATCGCTAACCACTTGGTTTGTCAAAGAATTCTCAACCGCATGGGTGGAAATCCTTGTTGGGACGTAGCCATTCATTTGCACAATTTGGGCTTGACCCCTAATGTTACGGCTTAAATATGCAAAGGAATTGCCAAGTCGTGCCACGCTGAATTTGGCTGCAATGCCGTGCTGGGTCGATGTGCCGGGGATTCTTTGAAAAGGGAAAGGGCTTGTGCCTGCATCAATCCACACTTCGCTAGAAACTTCACCCAACAAATAGATTTCACGGTGGTCAACAATTAAGGAAACCAAGTCATCAGGTGCGCCATCTTTGCTAGCAAAACTCAACGCTGGCGAAATTGGCGACAAAGCCGCAGATGCACCAAACTGCTGAGTGTCAGGGCGGTTGTACACAAAGTAGTTGTCCACAATATCCACCGCGCTGCCGCTAGTAAATGCCCCGTCTGTACTAGGCAACACTGACCAATTCAAACCATACAGCGTCCTAGAAGTGACTGTTTGGGAATTGTTGACCGTATATGTTCCAGCGCCCCCTGTGCCTGTTCCAAGGGCGGTAATGATGGTTTGCGCGGTGACTGTTGACCCTTGAATGGTTTGACCAACATATAACGTGCCGCTAGTGACCGCCGTTACGGTCAAGGTTGTTGTAGAAATTGATCCTGTAACAACCGCCCCTGCGGTGGCGCTGTTCATTTGCCTAGATGTTACTGATTGACTTTGATTAATAGTGTAAGTACCAATCCCACCTGTTCCAGTACCCAATGCGGTGATGACGGTTGATTGAGTTACACCCACCCCAAACAAAGCCTGATTAATGGCAATTGTTCCATTGGTGATCGCCGTGACTGTTAAAGTCGTGCCGCTAATTGAACCAGTAAAAACCGCCGCAGATGGGCTAGAAATGCGCCATGTGTAACGATTCTGACCATCCACAATGTACACATTCACGCCGTTGTCAGTAATTCCAACAATGCCTGTGGTTGTGTTTAATTGACCCACCATTGTGGTGGTGTAGGTGGAAGTCAAGGCATAGACATATGGGCCACAAACCGCCACCAAAATATCCCCACCTGACAAGGTACGCATACCCCTGACTTCTTGCTGATTTTGGAAAAGCACCAATGAAGTTAGCCCCGGCGTTGGGTACAGCGCCACCACCCCACGTTCACCCTGCTGCTTTAGAGGATCAATTTCAGGCACAAAGTTGATGCACTCTTGGGCATCTTGGTAGATGCTAGGCGCTTCGTAAGATGGGCCAACAAAGCCAAAATCAGCCATCAGCTAAATCCCCCATCCATGATGAAGCCTGCGTCTTTTGCTCTACCAATCATCAGGGCATCAGGATACCTCGATACTTGTGGGGGGCGCATATTGGTGCGTTTGATCGTGGCTTTTGCTTGACCAGCAAATGCGTTAATCATTGTGATTTGGGCAGTAGATGCCTTGCCAAACATAGGCATTAGGCGTTCAGCCAAGCACCACCGCAGCGCCATGTTGTAGCCTTGCGGTAAGGTAATTGTGTCGTACAGCGACCCAAATGTGCGGAAAATCGTGCTAGCAAACAAGTGAAGTTCACCAGATGATGGGTTAGGAAAGACATACAACGTACCCAAAGTTTCACTTGGTTGGTAGTAAATCATCTTTGCCCAAGGGCCATTTAATTGCTTGATGCCAAGGGATTCGTATTCTTCCAAACTCAGGATTGCCACAGGGTAATCCAAATAGCCGCCAGCCACACTTGAACCGCCTTGCTGCGTAGCCACGCGAACAAACGCTGATTCAATGGTTAAGGGGCGTTCATAGTAGGCAGTGATTGTGGTGCTTGCCACGGTCTGGGATTTACTGACGGTGTATGTGCCGCCCTCATTGACGTTACCGCCTGCGCCAGTGCCAAAGCCCACAATCGTTGTGCCTGCGGTGATGCCTGTGCCGCTAATGGTCATGCCCATTGTGATAGCGCCAGCAGTAACCGCATTGGCTGGCACGGTTAAGGTTGTGCCTGCAATTGATCCTGTAAAGGTTGCGCCTACTGACCCAGATGGGCCAAGGGTATATTGCACGGTATTCTGAACGGTCTGAAAAATGATTTCGGTCTTGTAGAAAACCATCATGTTTTCGTTTGACCACTGGGCGCACATATCGTTCAGCATATCGAATGCGTCTTGGGCATCATCCGCAGATGGCGATTCACCAGATGCCAATGCACCAATATCTTTAAGCGCCCTGCTAATAATGTCGTAAGGAGTCGTCATGGCATTTTCTCAAAGATTAACGCTAAAAATCTGATCTTTCCAAGGAACATCAGTGTTTATGGCGTTTTTTAGGTAGTCCAATTGCTCTTGTAATCGGGATTTTAAAGACTTTGGTTCGTCTTGCATATATATTTCTGTAAGGCAAGCAATTATGGTGGATTCCCTAATTTCAGTGTAAGGAATGGTAATTTTTCCAGCAACATCCGCATGACCTTGGCTTTGCACTTCATGGGTTTCATCTTTGGCAGTCACCAAGTAATGAACGCTGATTAATTCCTCATTGATGGAGGATGTTTGCAAAATCTTCCATTCAAAAGTTGTCATTTTCTATTCCTTAATTAAATTCAGCCCATGTCAATGTTGATTCGTCCCAGTTGTAAAACTTATCATCTGTTGGCATGGCAACAGGGGCAGTCCATTGGCAAGTTTCTTCAATCAATATCCAGCTTGGATATGGTTGTGGGGGGATAAACGCATTGCGTGATTCGTCAAATGAGTAACCAATGCCAGCGTAATTTTTGCGAATTTTGCCGTTGTAACTGGTTTGTTTCCAGTCACCACCAAACAATTTTTCACAAAATGCAGCGCCAATATATTCTTTTTCAACGCCATCAGCATTTGCTGTGTCAGTGTTGGCAACCACAATGACTTGAGTGACAATGCCGTTTTCAATCTTTGCAAAGTGTGCCATTAGTTTTTCCCCGAAAGTTTTTCAATTTGTGCGGTTGTCCAGATGGTTGGAATTGAATCTTCAAACGCCTTAATCTTTTCCATTGTTGCGTCAATCTCTTCCCATGTTGGGCATGGGCGGTCATCTTCCCATCTTGTAATGTCTCGATTGCTAATTTCCCACTTTGCGTTTGGGCGTAGCAATTGCATTGCTGTGTCAATGCCGTAGAGTTGATAAATTTTGGTCATATCAATTCAACTTCAAGATAACAATACCAGAACCGCCTGTTCCGGGAGTACCAGAGGCATTGCCAGAACCGCCGCCGCCACCAGTATTTGCCGTTCCAGAACCCGCCGCGCTATTGGTTGCGCCATTACCGCCACCGCCTGCACCACCTGTTCCTGCTGTGTTGCCAGTGTTAACCCCACCACCACCACCGCCTGCATAGGTAACAGACGAACCGCTTAAAGATGAAGCTGTGCCTGCGCCGCCATTACCTCCAACAGTACCTGAAGCATTTGCACCAGCAGCACTAGCACCACCGCCACCACCAGTTCCGTTGCCTGTTGCGCCAGCCCCAGAACCGCCATTGCTTCCTTGGCTTGGACTTGTGCTTGGTGTGTTTCCTGTACCGCCTGCGCCGCCATAAGCGCCACCAGCAGCACCACCGCCACCTGATCCACCATTAGCGCCTATGCCTGTTGGGTTACTTGCCCCAGCACCACCTTTGCCACCGCCAGTAGAAGTAATTGATGAAAAAACAGAATCTGAACCATTAGTCGTTGCTGCCCCACCACCGCCAACTGTTACCGTATATGTAGTTCCCGCTGTTACAGATAATGCTGTTCCTGTTCTAAATCCACCAGCACCACCAGCACCGCCGTTGTATGAACCTCCTTGGGAAGTTGCACCGCCACCACCACCAGCGACCACTAGATAGTCAACGGTAAAGATTCCAGCAGGCGCTACCCATGTTGCAGTAGACAAAAATTCAATGACTGTGCCTTTTGCGACTTGATAAGAAATGATGACAATGCCAGAACCACCAGCACCGCTAAAAACTGATCCGCTATTAGTGCTATTTCTTGCGCCGCCACCGCCGCCGCCAGTGTTTGCAGTTCCAGCGGTTGCTGAATTTACTCCAGATGCACCAGTACCGCCACCGCCTGCACCACCAGCGCCAGTAGAAGTGGTAGCAGAACCACCGCCACCGCCTGCATAAGTTACTGAAGAACCAGATATGGAACTTGCTGTGCCAGCACCGCCAGCGCCCGGTGTTGACCCGCTATATGAACCGCCTGCGGCACTTGCGCCGCCACCACCGCCTGACGGGTATTCAGCCGCTGCGCCAGAAGCATTTCCACCATTATTTCCTTGGGATGGCGACACACTTGGAGTATTTCCTGCCCCGCCAGTGCCGTTATATCCACCACCACCGCCTGATCCACCAGCAGCACCATTAGTAGAACCACCGCCATTTTGTCCAGCCGTACCACCACCACCACCAGCAGACGAAATTGCATTAAATGTAGACACTGTTCCACTTGGAGTAGCAGAACCATAACCATAAGCAGTTGCTGCACCACCACCACCAACAGTAACTGTGTAAGTAGTTCCTGCGGTGACAGACATTCCTGTGCCAGTTCTAAAACCGCCTGCCCCACCACCGCCACCAGAACCTGATGCACCTGATCCACCGCCGCCGACAATTAAATAATCAACGCTAGTAACACCAACAGGGCATTTCCACGAACCACTTGCCAAAAATGATTCAATGATGGTGTAAGTACCACCACCACCAGCAAGAAAAAAGTTTTTAGCGGCAAACATTAAGGCGTATACCCTTGTGCGGCAGAACCATACCAGTTTGTTCCATCAGCAATAAAGGTCAAAATGTCCATCTTGCCAGCGGTTGCTGTGATCGTTGGTGCGCCAGCAGTTCCCCATTTCACACTTGTGAATGTCGCCGTTCCATTACCTGTGCTGGCTGCTTGTTTAAGCAAAAGCACAAATGATTTCCCAGCGGTTGCGGTTGGCATGGTAAAAGTGCAAGCTGTTGATGCGGTCAAGGTTGCTGTTTGCACCGTGCCATTGGTTAAAGACAAAGTGTTTGATGTTGTGACCGTGCCGATGGCAACCACAGATTCAACATAATTGGTCACTGTGGGGTTGTTGATGATTGGGCTTGTTATACCTGTAACAGTCAAATATCCAGTAGATGGAATAAAAGAAAGTTTGGTGGATGCGGTTTTTGCTGGCAAATTACCCGTGGTGGTGGTTACCCATGTTGGATAAACAGCAGTCGCGGTGGTTGTATCGTCAGTAATTCCAATGTTTGTGGCATTGGTTGCGTTTGTTGCATTGGTTACAGCGGTTGTGCTAATGGCAGCGACAATTTGTGCTGCGGTTGCCGCTGTAAATGCACTTGTACCGTTTCCATAAGCCAAACCAGTTAATGTAGCAACGCCAGTTCCACCATTTCCAGCCACCAAAGTGCCAGCAACAGTCACTGCACCTTGCGTGGCAGTGGATGGGGTTAAACCAGTTGATCCAAACGAAATACTAGTAACCGCAGAACTGGTTAAAGCCGCCCAAGATGGCGCTGCGCCTGTATTTCCAATCAAAACCTGTCCAGTTGTTCCTGCGGAAGTCGCCACAGGTGCGCCAGCCGCACCACCACCATAAACAACACCGTATTGGGTCAATGCCCCAGATGAAGCCCATGTAGATGCGCTAGAAAAGTAAGGAATACCGCCTGATGTACCAGCCACGGTCAAAGCCAAAGTGCCAGAACTAGTTACAGGTGAACCAGTGACAGAAATCAAACCGCCTGTGAAACTCTGACCAACCGATGTGACCGTTCCAGTTGTGGGTGTTGCCCAAGATGGAATGCCAGCCGCCAAAGTTAACACTTGACCATTTGAACCAGCGGTAAGCATTGCAGTTGTGCCTGCCGCGCTTTGATATGGCACAGAACCAGCAGCACCACCAGCAAGATTAGTTGCCGTTGTTGCCAGCGTAGCAGTAGCCGCATTGCCTGATGTGTTTTGGTTAAAAGTAGGCCAAGTAAATGTGCCAGTGGAGAAATTACCCGATTGGGGCGTTCCTAAAATTGGCGTTACCAAGGTTGGTGAAGTAGCAAATACCAATGATCCACTGCCTGTTTCATCACTTACCGCCGCCAGCAAATTGGCGCTAGATGGCGTTGCAAGCCAAGTGGCTACACCAGTACCCAAACCCGTAATTGACCCAACAGCGGGGGTAACAGTGGTGTTTCCAGCCAATGTTAATTGCCCTTGGGCGTTTACCGTAAATGTGCCAACTTGCGTTGCTGAACCATAGGCGGCAGCGGTAACAGCAGTGTTTGTAATGCTGAACTGTGTGCCTGCTAATGTCAGACCAGTGCCAGCGGTGTAAGAAGACGCAACAGAGAAATTAGACCAATTTATGGCAGTAACGCCTAGTGTGCCGCCCGGTTGCGCCGTACAAAACCAAGCTGTTCCAGCCTGCGTACCCTCAACCACAAAAACAATTGCGCCAATGAATTCTTCCCATACATCCGCGCCAATGCTGCGAGTCCATGCGCCTGATGCCGCCACATAAATGCCATTGTCTGCCGCATTTGTTTGGTTTTTTACCAAAACCGTTTCGCCAGCCACCAATGTCACCGTGTCAATAGTCAACAAACCCGACAAAGTGGGAATGTTTGCCATAGATGCCACAGTCACAGGCGCTTTCCAGCTTAGTCCTGCGGCGTAATAGTCCACATATTGTTTGTTGGCTATGTCAGTTGCCGCCGCTGGTGCTGCCGCCACAGTGCCAGATGTAAAAGCCGCCGTGCTTGGGGTTGTTGCCCCAATTGTGGTGCTATTAATCGTGCTGTTTGTGATGTTTAAGCCTGATTGACTTGGATTAATGCTAGCGTAAAACGGCGTTCCCGCTGGCCCAATCAGTGAAATCAGGTCAAATGTTGGCGCTGGTTGGAAAATGCCCTGTACAGGAACGATATTAGTCGTTGATGTAACGGCTGTTTGATTGGACATATTAAATCCTTAATCAGCTTGGCAAGCAGTGATATATAGCGTGTTTGTGCTTGAACTAATTGCTTTGATGTAAAAAGGCGCTTTAGGGGCGGCAATCAACAAAGGAAAATTCATGGCTGCTGGCAACACAAATGAACCGCTGCCGCCTGTGGATGCCACGGTTGGGGTGGTCACGGTGCTTGAGTTAGACAATTCCACCGCCGCAACGCCTGAACCTGTGTTTATCAATGAAACATAGTTGGTTTGGTCATTTGTGGTGGCTTCAATCAACAGCGCGGCACTGGCTGAAGTTGTCAAATTTAGGGCGTATGTGCGTCCGCTTGGGCGCATTACAGAAGTATTGACCATGTTTAGTCCCTCAGTAGTTTGTTGAATTATAGGCTTACAAATAGAAAAAGCCACCCCTTTTGAGGATGGCTTTCTCAGTTATTCCATGCGGTTTAAGGCAGGAATGTCAGGTCGTAACCGTAAATAAACACATCAGCAGTTGCTGCTGCGCCTTGAACGGTGGTGTTACGAATATACAGCGGTGTGCCTGTAATTGAGTTGGTTGATGTTGCTGCGGTTACAACAACAGCAGTGGTGCTGTTATTGCCACTCAAAGCATAAGCAGATTTAACTGCTGTGCCAGTAGCGCCGGGGCCTGTGTACACAGCTAATTGCGCTGTGGTCAAGCTGGTTGATGCATTGGCAACAATAATGCTTTGAACGCTGACATTGCCGTTAACCAAAATAGGTGCAACGGTGTCGGCAACAGAGTTCATGTTCACGCCTTGGGCAGACGCAATCAAACGCAAGGCTTGGTTGGTTGCTAGGGGTGTGGGGTGGTTGGTGGTAGTCGATGCTGGGCCGGGATTTGCCATGATGTTTTTTCCTTAAAAATGTTTGATGAAACGGGGGTGTTTTAAGCCCCCATTAACCTTTAGGCTGCTACGCGGCAGGCAAGTTCTGGGTACAACGGGGCCCAGCCATACAGCACATCAACGCGAGTCGGGATTGAATCGTTGTTGATAGTGTATTGGCGAACCACGCGCATTGACAGACCCAATTCCTTGTCGCTTGCACGACCAGCAAAGTGAACGCCATCAGGCAATTCCAAATCGGCGCAAGCCAAAGTGAAAGCATTTTTGTGCATCACGATATTCTGTGGAGACACAGTGCCAGTGTTGTTGAATGGAGTCACAACAGCGGTTGCGCTAGTGGAAGCCAAACTGACGTTTTGGAACTGACCACCAGTAATCACGGCGGGGCTTACGGTCACAGAAGTTGTGCCAGAAGTTGCCACGGTTACATCAGAAGTCACGACAAAGTTACGCAGTTTGTTGCTGCCGTAGGCTTGACGGTTTTGTGGGTTGACTGCATAGATGCCTGCAATCTGAATCACATCGCCTTGTTTCAAGCCAGCAGTAGCTGTGGTAGCGGTCAATGCAATGGTGGAAGTTGATGCCCAGCCAGTTGAAATGAAGCCAGTACCAGTAGTAGTAGCGCAAGCCAAGGTAGCGGTTGCATAAGAACCGAAAGTTTGTGCCACAACGTTCTGATCCATCTTCCAGTTCATGCCTGCTGAGTCACGACCCATCATGCCTTTGCTGTATTGGCTAGAAATTTTGTCTGAGGGAACAAACAAACCTTTCAAGCTGTCAACAATGGTTGCGCCTGTGAATGGTTCAACGATACATGAACGGCGACCGTCACGGGGTGCGCCCTCGCTGTCCAGATAAGCACCAGCGGTCAGGTAAGTGATCAAACCTGTGGGCGGTGTGCCTGCTGTACCAACGATATTGGCGGTGTTGTTCTTTGCCATTGTCAGACCGTCAAAGTCAATCTTGTTGGCAATAGCGGCAACAGCGGGTTTCAACACTCGATCACTGAACATATCCAAGGACAAAGCCAAGTCTTGTGTGGTGAACTGTGTGTCAACGTGGAACTGTGTGGACAGGGTGACAGGCACTGAAGTCTCGTTGAAATCTTCAACGTTCAAAGCAGGGCCAGTTGTGCCAATGAAACGACCGGGTTTGCGGACGTTCAAAGTAGCACCGATCTTTGCGCCAGTAACGGCAAATTGATCGTCATAGTTTCTTTCGACTTCACTTGAAAAAGTCAATTCGTTTTCCAAGACCATCAACGCTTCGTTGGTGATCATGCTGATGGTAAGCAGATTGTTGCTCATTTCGTTTCCTTAAAAGAATGGGTTTAGCGAATCTTTCCAGCCAATCGTGCTGCTCTCCAAGCCTGATATGAACCATGAAATTGACCATCACTGGTCAGGTTTACATCACGCCCGTTGGCTGCTGATCGGATTGGATTGATCGGCGCGGGTGCTTTACTTTTACCAACAACAGTCTTTGTTTGCGGCTCAGTCTTTTCATACTGGGCTTCCAATCTCCCAATTGCTCTCAAGGCGGCGGTCAAGGTCATGCCTTGCAGCTTCACAGCAAAGTCAGGATTTTCAGCAAGGTGATACAGGATGCGTGGGCCAACATCTGATTCAAAGATCGCATCCCGCACTTCGTTACTTACCGTAACGTCTGTGGAATTGACCATATCGTCAAAGTCTGGCATTTCAGCTTTGGCTGCCTTTACCCGTTGACCCCATGCGTCTATTAGCTTGGAATGTTCGGCGGCGGCTTTAGCCTGCACTTCCTTTTGCTTTTCTTCCTGCAATCGCTGCTCTACACGATAGTCTGTCAACGCCTTGGCGTATTCGTACATATCGCTGAACTGCTCTGGCAACGGTTCTGATTCGGCTACTGGTTCAGCTTTTGGCTGAAATTTAGCTTCCAAGTCCCTTACCTTTGCTTCCAAATCTTCCCTAGCTTCGCGTTCCCTACGGGCTTCTTCCCGTGCTGCTTCGCGTTGCTTGGTTATCTCTGAAAACCGTCTTTCCAGCTTGGGATTTTGCTTTCGATCCTCTGTTGCTGTCGCTTCGTTCTCTACCTCTGTCGGCTCACTCTGTCCTTGCTCAACCTCTTGCGGCTCTGCCTGTTCGACAGCCTCGCTTGGGAGTGGATCAGCTAAACCCATTCGTTTGGCATTAAATTCAGCTAAATTTTCACTTGTCACCACATTGGCGGCAAGTCGTTCTGCTACTTCTGACATTGAGTTTCCTCAAAGAATTCACCCAGTTGACCCAACTGGTAAGGTTTTGTGGTTTTTACCACGAAATCAATTGTTCGTCAATATCAAATTAATTTATGTTGTTTAACTTCAGAATCAGTTAATTTGCCAATAGCATAATCATTTTGTGGTGAATATTTACCGCTTGAATAGCTTTTATGGGCTTCTTCTTCACTTGGGTAAAACCCATGAATTTTGTCAGTATCTTTATGAAAAACTCCATGCCAGTTTTTTGGCTTGGCTTCTTTTTTTGCTATTTTGCCTGAC